GGAGTACCGTTGTAGGTTCCGTTGGTGGTGACGAAAGGATTGCTGACCATGCCGTAACGAGTCTTGAAACCAATCTTGGGTTGGAAGGTATCAGGATCGATNGANCGNACCATCTGGAGGGGAACGTAAGGACAGTAGAACAGTCCTGCGTCATAAGGTGATGTACCTTTGTATCCGATGACGTAGTAGTGCTTGTCGGAAAGGTTAGCAGAGTAAGGATCAACGTAGACCTTAATGCGACCGTTGATAGTACCAACAGCAAGGTTACCAGTGTCATCAACTTCACCGATGGAAGGACCACCAGCGCCGTTAAGACCTGAAGAATAGTCAAGTACACCTGCCATTGCAAGTGCTGAAGCAACGTCTGCTGAACAGATCAGGAAGTTGCCCTTTCCTCTACGAGTCTCTTGTGCAATAGCGTTAGCATCGCGCTCGATTTGGAAAAGAAGTCCTTTGAACTTCTCAACTGACCAACGACCGTTGGAGTCAACGTCAAGGTCAAAGATACCAGCGTTAGCAACGTTGTTTTGAGCACCAACTTTAGCAACGCTATAGACGGTACGAACAACCTCACGGTTGATTTCTGCGAGAACTTCGCTTGACAAGATGTTAGCAAGTTCTTGCTCTGCATCAAGACCGTGGATTGCCTTAAGGTCTTGTGCCAGTTCCAAGGTGTATTCTGCTTTCAAAGCTCTGGACTTTGCAGTCACAGAAGTCTTCTCAATGCTGAATGACATCTCGCGGAACAGTTTGCCTGCTTCGCCCATTTGCTCAAGAGCTTCGCGACTCATGCCACGTCCTACTTCGTAGGTGCCAGGTGAGGAATCGTTAAGGAGAGCAGGGTTGTTGCCTTCGGAATCGCCACCAACACCAGCGCCAGTTCTAGGAGTATATGCTCCTTGAGTTGCGTCATGTGCTGCAGAGAATCCGGTATCAGGCTCGTTGAACAATGCTTCTTCGCCAGCTTGGTTCTCGTAGCGTGAACGCATTGCGAAGATGAGTCCAGTAGGACCACTCATTGGTTGGACGCCACAAACGTCATATGCCATCAAGTTAGGCATTGCACGACGGACGAGTGAGATCAGTACGGGGTCGAAACCTGCAAGTCCTGCAGTGTTAGCATTGCCGAGTGCTGATCCAGCGGGGGTAACAGTACCAGCGCCAAGGCCGTTAACTGCAACTTCGCTTAACATTCCACGCTCTTCGCGTAAAAATCTTTCTTGGTTTTCCAGGAGGACGGAGGTTACTGCCTTCTTGTAACGGTTGCCGATAGGCGTTGCGCCTTCGGAACCAAGAACAGGTGCCCACTTTTCCTGGAGATGTTCTGCGTTAAACATTTTGTCTCCGAGTTTTTTTAAGTGTTGTTTTTATATTATCAGGAATTCCAGCGGTTGATAGCGTTGAGATATTGTGCCATTGCTGGGGAAATCTCTTCGCCTTCGACTGGGGTTTCATCGGTAACTTCTGCTTTAGGAGCAGCAGGATCCGAGGGGAAGTATGACTCGCGGAGAGTTTTTAGTTTCTCTGCGAACTTCTCTTCTGTCTCAAACTCTACGCCTTCAGCGAGAGAAGCGAGTTTGTCTTTTTGAGTGTCTGCCAATCCTTCCGAAACTACGTTCAGAACTACAATTTTTGCAGACTCATCAAGACGACCTTGAAGTTTCACATTTGCTTTGACCTGTTCGTCAAGGCTTTCTTCCATCTTACGAATGTCTTCAGTCAGACCTTCGACGACATCAACTTTGTCATCGGGGATACTAATATAATGCTCTTGGAAGAGATTCTTAAGTCCAGCAATAAAGTCTTCCGTAATTTCGTTACGGATTCCTCTATCGATAGATACTTGGTTCTCTTCTAACCATGAAGTGATGGCATACTTAACTGTGCCACCAACTTCTTCAGCAAGTTCTGCCTTGACAGATGCTACTTGCTCATTAAGGCGAGTCTCAAACTGCTCTTCGAGTTTCTTCCACTCTTCAGAAAGTTTAGATTTGACTGCTGCCTCAAAAATTGTCGTTGCTTTTGCTTTGAACTCTTCAGAGAGTTCTGTACCTTCGGTAAGTGCAGCAACGTCTGCACTCATGTCAAGGGACTCGAAGGAAGGTTTGATGGGGTAAGATACATCAGGACCAGTAGATGTAGCATATGCTGCATCTGCACCAACAGTAACAGTCTTGCCTTGATCACCAGCATCATTGATGCTAGAGGTCTGTGCAGTACCATCGCTTTGTGCTCCTTTAGCACCAACAGGAGCCGATGCTTTAGCGCCAGGATTATCCTCGCCCTCATCATTTCCATCTGGACGTGGACCACCGTTATCGGTTACTGACTGTTGTGCTCCATAACCATTAACAGCATCGGTGCCTACAGTAGTTTTACCTTCTGCACTTCCGCCTTTAGAGTTTACTTCTGTGCTTGATTGACTAGAAGCACTGTAAGAACCACCACCAGGAATAACGGATGCGGAAACAGTTGGCATTGGATCGCCACTTTCCACAACCAGACCTGATTCGGTTACAAACTCCTCAAATTTTTCCTTTAACATATCTGACATTGTGAGTTTCCCCGTAAATTTCTGATAATTATTCTATGATTATTTATTAATATTAGAGATTTGAAAGGAAATGCTCAAACACCTGTAGTGTTCTACCTTCCAACTCTTTCTTGGACGATTCATTAATGTATCCTTGGTATTTAGTAATAGTTTTCTCCTTTAAAATACCATTATTCCATACCCATTCTTTTCCTTCCATAATACCATTGACAAATGCGTCAGGGGCAGAAGGGTCTGCTACGATATCAGCAGCAGTTGCCAACATAAAGTCGTCCATAACATAAGAAGCACTTTCCTGACGGTCAATGCTTCCCATACCACGGGAAGAAACTCCAAGTTTTACACCCTCTTCTAAAAGAGACTTTGCAATACTGCCCATTGGTGTAGCAAGAATCTGTGCCTTACCAATGAAGTTATTACCCTCGGATTTCAATGATGTGATTCTGTGAGAAACACGATCAAGGTTCACAGTAGGACCATCGGGGTGACCTAACTCACCTAAAGCACGTCCAGTTTTGACGTACTCTTCGTTATAGCGAGCAACTTCCTTTTCCAAAACTCGGAAAGGGTAGATTCTACCATTACGATTTTTAATCTCGGATTGCAAGAATACCCCTTCGATGTAAAGGTTCTTCTTACCATCCTTTTCTTCGGTGAGAATTTGAATATCCTCGATGTTCTCTGTGATAAGTTTCATTCTTCTGTTGACGGTTCTACAGTAGGTTCATCAAAATATGTTGAAGCTACTGATTGTTTATATGTATCAATAACGTCAGATGCTTTAGAAAATAGATAGTCATTAATCTTATCTAATGCTTCTCCGCGTTTCTTGTCTGCAATCAAATCAACAATGTCAACCAATTCTGGTTCCAATGGAGTATCCATAACTTAAAATTATCCGTAGATATGTATTATTTATTAGACTTTGGTTTTGCGGAATCCGCAGATGGTTTTAACTTATCCATTTCTTTTGCTTTTTCGAGTTCACGATCAGCAGAATCAGATGCTTGTTGCGCTGCAATTTCTGGGGCATATGCAGTATTTTGTTGACTCATCATATCCATACTGTTAACATCGATAGGATCTAATGCCATACCACTATCAATATCAGATTTGATTTGCTTGTCAATTTCTTTGTACTCTTTTTCCGTCTGTTGAAGAACATGGCGGCGAACATATTCTGTTGAAAAATACTTTCCAACAAAAGGATCCATTTGAGTAACGAGAGTGATGCGTTGCATCAACATTTCTTGTTCTTTTAACTCATTGAAGTGATTGTCAAACAAGAAGTCATATTGGATATGCTCTTCCATGTCTTCCCAATCTTCAGGAGTAATGACACCTTTTAGAATAAGTTGAGTCTTAAGAATATCGTGAAATAATTGAGAAAATCTTTTACGAAGACGACCAATGAACTTACTAAACTTCAGTTCATCGCGTAGGATCTCTGTAGACTTACCGAGGTTGAATGCTTTGTTATCGTCAGTGAGACGAGAAGGTGGGAGATTCAGAGAGTTGTATAGTTTCTTTTTAAAATACTCAACGTCCTTCAGTTCTCCAAGGTTCTGACCACCAGGTAGAGTTGTGATTTCTGTACCACGACCGCCTTCACGACGAGGCAACCAGAAATCTTCAAGCATACTCATATGCTTTTTGTCATCACGAATCTCGCCAGTGCTAGCATCGTATACAAGCTTGTTACGATACTTCGCCATTACATCACGTAAGTATTGCTCTGCCTTTACTTTAGGAAGGTTACCTACATCAATGTAGAAAATTCTACGCTCTGGAGCACGAGATAATCTGTAGATAACAAGAGAGTCTTCAATCATTCGTAGTTGATTGAGAGACTTGATTGCTTTGTGGAGAAAACTCAACTGATATTTTTTGTTCAGATCAACCACACCCGAGTTGCAAGTAGCGATAGAGTCTGAAGCAATCTTGATTCCGTTATTGGTTGAGAAATCTGATGCACTGTTGTGTGGCAGTGACATCGAACCAGAAAAACCTTTAGGGTTAAAAATATAATACTCTACATAATCTCCCCAATCATATTCTAATGCAGTGCCGCGAACTAAATTTGGATTTTTTGCTGCCTCTGGATTCGTAATTTTTTGACGTACTTTACGAATCTTGAGTGGATCTACGTAACGTAACTCAAGAATACCTTTCTTTGGATTGTCTAGATCGATAACTTTGTGGTAATAAGTTCTTCCGTCTACATACCAACTACGAATAATCTGATGTGCTCCTTTATCAAAGTTGAGCATTTTTTTAACACGCTCAAATTCATCTCTGATTTTTTTCTTTACGCTAGAACCTACATCTAAATTAGACAACTCGATTTCAACGGGGCTATCTTTAGCATCGCTAACGACAAACTCGTTTACAATTTCGTCGATAGCAGTATCGACTTCAGGGTGAAGTGACATGTCGCGGTATCTTTTAATGAGTTCATACTCATTCTTTGATACGCCTTCGACATCTACGTATGTACCAAAATAGCCACCTGCTACGGTGGCTACGCTGTCATCACTATTAGGAGGGACAGGGGATTGACCCCTGTCCTCTTTACCTTTGTTGATTAAAAAACCAAACAGTTGACTCATGATTAATTATCTAGTACCCTTGATAGTACTATTTATAATCGATTANTGACGACCGATTCTGATGCCAGAACCTGGTGGGTCTCCTGCTCCACTATCGAGAGTACTAGATCTAGGATCTACTGCCTTCCAATATGAATACTGGAACTCAACAGTGAACTCTTCAATCTGATCATTGCTGTCATAAGCAAGGTCAATTTGTGAGACACTTGATGGGAAACAGTGGAACAAATCATACTGACGAAGAATACCACCAGANACTGAAGCATCCTTACGGAGTTGCTTAACTCCNAGAGTTGCCATGTANCCGTTGGTGTTATCAGGAGTGAACAACGGAGCGTTATTCAATTCGTGACTGTTCATTTGCTCCAACCACTTCTCGAAGTAAGCACGAAGCTTGAACTCCTTGTCGTTGAAGAATGTTGCTGACCAGGTATCGAATGTACGATCACCTGCGATCTTGACTGTTCTTCCTCTGAAGGGAACCTCAATCACACCCAGGTTTGATGCTGGGAGTGCTGCGGACTTACAGAGGAGGTTGATCAAATTTAAATCGTCGCCAGTAGGCTTGTTTGCCAATCCTTGCGGCCAATTAATATCGACCGCAAACATATTAGGCTTAACGCCTTCGCCAATTTTAGTGAGAAAATCGTTTAATGCAGTTGCCATTTTACTTTACCTCTTGTTTATTGTGATTATCTACCGACTACTTCGCTGAACGAGACACCAGTCTTCGTTGCAGTAAAGGTGATTGTAATGTAGTTAATCGAGCGAGTTGGCTTGACGAACAATTCGGCAACAAACTCATTACGATCAATTACGTCAGGGGTGTTATTGGACTCATCACATACCACGAGGAAATCAGTTACGCCACGACGTGCTTGTACTTCTGCAAGATAGCTGTTAACAGCAGATGCAAAAGAACCACGAGTCGTGCCGTCGTTCTGTTCAAAGAGAACCTGCTTCGACAGATCTCCAACTCTNTTCTCAAGATTGAGGAAGAGGCGGCGAACGTTAATACGGTCGAAGGCAGAAGGTGAAGCAAGAGCAGTCTTGTCACCGAACAGAGTTACGCCGCTACCAGGGAAGATAACAACAGGGTTGATTCTGTTCTGATAGAGTTCGTCTCTATCTGCTTTGCTTGGGTTGTACGCAAGTTTGATTGCATTACGCAATGAACCACGATTTACACCAGCAGGTGAATACCAGTCATCAAGAAGAGATGAGGTACTAACACAGAGACCTGCGATGTCACCGTTACAAGGAATGTAACGATACTTGTCATTGAAGCGATCGTAGTAGTACTTGTAACCACTATCAAACACAGCATATGACGTTGAAGTCATGCCGTTGAAGAAGTTCAAAGTATTTTCTTTCTGCTGGAAAGCAGTCAAGACACCGGCAGTACCGATTTGGTTTGCTTTGTGGGGTGATACGAAAGCAACACAATCTTTACGAGCAGATGCAATCGAGATAACCTTGTTTGCTTTTGCTTTGGTGTCAGTCTCGGTTGAGAGTGAACCACCCATCAATACGAAGTCGATGTTAACCAACTCGGTATCAGCAAACTCGTCATAAGCACTTTCAATTTCTGAAGCGGTGTATGCATAGTCATCAACACCACCTTGAAGTGCTGTTTCTAACTTGCCAACTAACTGGAATGCATCACCAGAGGTGAGAGTTGAGGAATCAACACCAAGAGCAGAACCAGCACCTGAAGAAGATGGATTCCAAGAAGCTGTGGGAGCACTACCATTGAAGAAAGTAGATGACTGTGTGTTAATTAAATCTTTGAAATAATTAGCAGCACCTTCAGCACTTCTACCATCAGTGAGTTTAGATCCGTAAAGGATTCTCTCAACAACAGTGTTTGCAGAACCGGTAAACTCTCCAGTTACATCAATAACAGCAGCGTGAATCTCGTCATACTTAAGACCTTTGTCAGAAGCATACTGGGAAGTGCCAGGACGAGGACCGATTGCTGAAAGTGTTAACCCGGTAGAACCAATTTGAGTATTAGTGTACCAATCTGATACTGCAGTGAGGCTAATAACTCCATCTGCTACTGCATCTACTTCAAAAGTTGCATCAGCACCACCACCAGCAACGGTGATGATATCACCAGCAATATATCCAGCACCACCGTCAGCAATAGCAACAGCAGAAACTGCACCGGTAACGGTTGCAACTGTAAATGTTGCGTTGGAATCTCCTGATGCCAGGGTCAACACATCTCCTACAGTGTAACCAGTACCAGCGGTAGCAATAGTGATTGAAGTTACTGAACCAGCAGATGCGACCACATTAGCAGTAGCACCAGTTCCAGTTCCCCCGGTAATAGCAACACCACTAGTTGTAGCGTAGCTAGAACCACCAACACCAGTTGTGAAAGTGGCGATAGAACCAACAGCAACAGTTAAATCAACTGTAAGACCAGATGCACCAGCACTACCACCCGTAGTAGTAACTGCACTAGCAGCTGCATATCCAGTACCACCTACTAAAGTAGTTGTTCCCGTTACGATACCAACTTCTGGTGAATCTAAAGCATCTGAAGTTGTGAGTCTTGATGTGGGATCATCTAAAATAACAGCAGCAGTTTTTGTGCTAGCATTCCAAGCATAAACGACAGCAGTTGCTCCACCAACAAACGTCAGTACATCTCCCATTGATACTGATGCAGGCGATGTAGTGAAAGTTACATTCTGGTCAGCACCACGGTCAACGAATACTACTGATAATCCATTTGCCCAAGTACCAGCAGTTCTTGAAACTAGAAAGTTTCCTGTGCCATTTCCTGACTCCCAGTCTTCGTCATTTTTGACAGTGACTGTTGCGCCTGTATCTGTTGCACTATTTACTCCAGTGGCAGCACGTACCACATTTAACCTTCCGCCGTAGTTTAAAAATTCTGAAGCTACGAACCAATCTTCTGCGTTGTCTTCTGCCGGAGCACCAAATACAGAAAGGAGTTCTTTCTGTGAACTGATGTTAACGGGTTGTCCAATAGGACCCTTTTGGAAAGATGACGCTACACCGGCAGTGATTTGTGATGCACCGACGATTACCGCATTAGATAAGTCGCGTTCCTTAAGAACAATACCAGGCGAGACTTGACTTGCCATGTTTAATCTCCTGTAAGTTACCAAACTTGATCTAAAAATATTTATTCTTTTGACCCGCTCAAGTGGGGAAACAATGCACGAACATACTACCAGTCAGGATACCCAGATTTTTCACTATCTGTTTTTCTGCTGTTTTTAATTCTTTTTTTAGTACATTCTTTACATTCATAAGAATATGCAGACATAGATTGCCTGTTTGGTCTAGACCTGTAGAAATCTGTAATAAGATCTTTTGTCTGTTTACAAGACCTACACTTTCTCTGTCTAAAAAGAATATTGTCCAAATCAAAAAGATCTTCTACGTCCATTAGATCCCCCACATATAACTAACATCTTCTTGGGATTCACCATATTCCCAAACAGATCCTTCTTCTACAAATCCTTCATCTCCTTCAAGACCTGTAGTGATAAATCCAAACGGTGCCATGTCTTGTTCAATCTGATTTTTCTGTTCATCATAGATACGTTTACGAACATCATTGTCAGTCATTTCTTTAAAGTAATCTTGCTGGACCAACCAGGCGAAGATTACCATACACATTACCAAGTCATCATGAAATCCTTCATCAGCTTCAAAGGATTGTTTCTTCTGAATGAACGTGGTAAGTTCTGATATAATTTCGTAGTCATTAAAGATAAGTTTATCATCTTCAATAATCTGTTTGAGGTTAGCACAACCAACCTTCTTCACAGTAACACTCATCTTGACACCAAGTTGTGTTTTAGTACCAGAGAATCCATGCCCCACAATCTGCCCTGCTCGCCCTCTCATGGCACACATGAGCACATTAGGATACTCAAGGTCATAGTTAAGAACAGACGCTACAGAGTCTCCTACGTCGTTTACCTCACACAATACCCAGGCGTTATTATATGCTCTAGCAACATCGTTAATAACATTAGGGAACAACATAGGTTTTATTTCATTGTTCCTATACTTTGCTACTATCCTATATGGAACTGTAGTAATATCGTAAACAATAAAAGCAGAGTAATCTCCCCCAATACCGCGAGAAACATCAACTGTAAAAATGTATTCATGATTGTTTTTTGGTTCCTCATACACGTCTAATCCATTACTACGATTAATAGGATCAATAAAAGTCAGTGCTCGAAGTTTAGAAGCAGAGATTAGTGTGTCAACAGATCCGAGAAACTCACACTCAAACTCTTGTGTGAACTGTCTCTCGGACGTGTTCTTAATAGTTTCTGCTTTCCAGTCAGCATCCCTACCAGGCACCTGTGACCAGTGGACTTCGTGATAAGTGTATCCATTTCTGCCGTTAGTTGCATCAGTCCACAACTTATAGAAGTGGTTCATACCCTGTGGGGTAGAGATAATAATTACTTTTGTGCTTTTACCAGAAGTAATAGTAGGATAAACAGAGGCAAAGAAGGACTCTGCAATATGGTTTGGTACGAACGCAAACTCATCGAGGAAGATGATGTTAAACGACATGCCTCGGACAGCAGACGCAGATGTAGAAGCTGCCAATATCTTACTGCCATTCTCCAACTCCATACTACCTTTGTTCCAGGAGATAACCCCCTGTTGAATCCACTTTGGTAGATTCTCATATGCTGTTTGTAATCTACCAAGTAGATCTCTTGCAGTACTTGCTTTGTTAGCAAGGATACCGATGTTTACGCTATCGTTGAATAAAGCATAATGCAACAAATACGAAACCACCGTCGTAGACTTTCCGGTCTGACGAGGTAGCTTCGCAATGTTGAATCTGCTTATATGAAACTTTCTGATTAACTCTTCCTGGAAGTCCCACATCTTAAATGGCACCAGACCTTCATCAAGAGAAACAATTTTTACATAGTTCTTCGTAAAATATATTGGATCGTTAGCACACTTAACGTACTCTTCGATTTGTTTTTTGGTGAAGTCTTGCTTGACGTTTGCTTTTTTTAGTAGCGGATTGCCAAGATATATTTGATCGGATGCCATAAAATATTAGTTCACCACTAGTATTTATAGTCCACCAAATTTATCATGCAAGTCTCCCATAGCATCTTTTTTTGCTTTAATAGCACCATCAACAAAACCAGAACGATATTCCCAAGTAGTTCCACCTTCCATTCCCTTTGATGGATTGATACAAGTGTCATCACCTAGTTTATTACAAACCAAACCAGCAAGATCTAATTGACTTTTATCATAGGATGCAGCTGTGCCTCTAAACACATGCTTGCCATTAATCCAAGTAGCACCACATTTAGGACATTCTTTTCTCTCAAGTTTGAGATCTGACATTTCCTTATCGTTGGTCATCTTTCAGTTCCTTTATGAGTTTGTTGTAGTCTGGTAAGTCCTTTATTAGTTGTTGTTCTAGTTTGCGCCTCATCATAAACATTCTAAACTTAATCCATTGATATCTAATTACTAGATCAATGTACGCGAATAGACGCATCGTTTCTTCCATACCTGCATACGCTACAAGCAGGATAAAACAAGTGAGTAATACATAGAGTCCGAGCATGGTGTTATACTACGATGCAAAGTATTATAGGACTATGTAGGAAAAAATAGTGTATCAATAAGCTACGTTTTTATAAATGTTGGTTTACACATTATTCTACTAATGTGCCGTGCTTTCTTCTTATCTCCCTCAACTTTTCTAAATCCATATCCTTGGTGCCACCATCATATGCGTGAGCATACCCTTCAGTAATCATTTGCTCGTTAAGGGACACACTGTCGTCCCCAATGTAAAGCCAACCAAGAAGACGACCATACTTACCTTGACCACCAACTAACTCAGTTCTGACAGATAACTCATCTTCACCAGCAATAGCACCTTCTAGTTTTTCTTTCATCCACTCAGTGGCATCTAGTCCCAGAGCCTTCTCCTCTAAGTTTTTGGTCCTTTTCTCTGGCGTATCAACTCCCGCGACTCTAACTCTCTCTTTCTTGTAGAGATCGAAACCAAGATCAATTGTGACATC